AATGAATGAAGTTTTCGTATTTTAATAAGTATTCGTTGCGCTCTTCTTGCGTCATTGTTGTGCCATCATTCCCTTCATGGCCAATGTTACTCATCCTCTTTACCTCCTCCTACTCCAAAAAATACTCAACTGATACACCGAAGTAATCGGCTACGCAACAGATTCTAGGTAAGCCAGATCCTTCACGGTTTCCAGTCTCTTCTTACAATCCTGATAAATCTCCTTGTAATGCTTTCCAGTCAGTATTCCAGTGTCGATCACATGGAGAATGATGTTTTCCATCAACGAAAGATTGTTCAGCTGCATAACTGTTGCTTCATCACGTTTTCCAATTCCAGCCATCTTATTTGCAAGTTTTGAATAGGTCATGTAAAGCATCTCTGCGTGTGTACTCCCCTGGCCCTTTGCATATCCCACTAACTTCTGAATGGTGTCTGTCTCTGCTCTTCTGGTCAGTTTTCCGGCTTTTCTTGTTTCTACCCATGTCTGAGTTGTCTTTTCTTTGATGAACGCTTCCATCTGATTAAATGCTTTGATGTAAGCCCATTTCCATTCCATTGCTTTCTTACCGGTAAATCCCATTGCTAAGATAGAAAAGCCATCTCTATTCATTCGGTACATCTTATTTGATTTTCCAGTACCATCCTTATAAGATGTTTTGCTGAAACACTGAACGCAATTTTGCGTTGAGTCATTTTCTATCAAATTTTCAATAGCTCTGATTACATCCGAATGTCTCTTTCCAAACTTCTCAGCCACTTGCAAGCTGTCACACACTGCTTCGTCATTTTTTAAATATACGAGTTCTGTCATTCGACCATCCTTTCAAAGTTCAATATTTTGAACTTTTTCTTTAAAAAAATATTTAGGTATGTCTTCCTGTGCCAAATCTAGAAGTTCTACTGCTTTACAGATATCTGTCTGCTTCCACGTTCTTTCTGACCATTCCATAGCTTCTGCAAATCTGTACTGAGTTCCGAACTTCTCAATTATTCGACCTTTTAATTTGTCATAATTGAATGCCATTTTATCCTCCTTTCTTGTTCAAATATTTGAACTATTTGTATATTAGCACCCTTTTCAACCATTGTCAATACAAAAGTTAATTTTTTTGAACTTTATTGTTTTTCATATTGAACTTTTGTTTAGTGTATGGTATATTTATAATCAGAAAGGCGGTACATTTATATGAAGAAAGAAAGCACTTCTACTAGGCTAAAAAAGATTATGGAGACAAAGGGTCTTAGACAAGTAGACGTTCTGAAATTAACTGCACCATACTGTGAACAATATGGGATAAAAATGAACAAATCAGATATAAGTCAATACTGTTCTGGAAAAAATGAACCTAATCAAGAAAAACTGTTCGTTTTAGGAAAAGCATTAAACGTAAGCGAGTCATGGTTGATGGGATTTGACGTACCGATGGGACGTAACGACTACGAATTTAAAGATGCGATTGGCCCTGATAACCTTTCGTTTAATAATGTTGAGGAATTCAAGAAAGCTTACGATCAAAGTATGTTCAGGAAAAACAGATTAGAATATAAGCTTTTAGAGAACATGAGAAAGCTAAATAATAATGGAAAGAAAAGTCTTTTGAATTATTCTGAAATATTACTTGGAAATCCGAATTTTATAGAATCCAACAATCATTTAGAAGTATTAGCAGCTCATGAACGAACTGACATTAAAGTAACAGATGAAATGAGAAAACA